CGCGCTGGTGTGAATCCAATTGCAAATATTCCTGGTCAAGGACTTCTGTTGTTTGGTGATAAAACTAAATTAAACAGACCTTCCGCATTTGATAGAATCAATGTTCGAAGATTGTTCTTGGTTATAGAAAGAGCAATTGCTCTTGCAGCCAGAAACGTAATGTTTGAATTCAATGATGAGTTTACTCGAGCAGAGTTTACAGGAATTGTTGAACCATTCTTACGAGAGGTGAAAGGTCGACGTGGTATTACAGACTTCCGTGTAATATGTGATGAAACAAATAACACGGCTTCTGTCATAGATAGAAATGAATTCGTTGCGACAATTCTAGTTAAGCCTGCACGATCAATCAACTTCGTAACTCTAAACTTCGTAGCTGTTAGATCTGGTGTTGACTTCACTGAAGTCGCTGGCACAGTTTAATAGCAGTTAGGAGAATAGAAAATGGCTATTTTAGGAGTAGACGATTTTAAATCGAAAATCCGAGGAGGCGGTGCAAGACCTAATCTGTTTCAGGTCACACTTAACTTCCCAGCATATGCAGGAGGTAATACAGAACTTTCTAGTTTTCTAGTTAGAGCTGCAACACTTCCTGGATCAACAATACCAGAGATGATTGTACCATTCCGTGGTCGTCAGTTAAAAATGAGTGGTGACAGGGTTTTTGAGCCTTGGGCAACTACTATCATTAACGATACTGATTTTGATTTGCGTAATGCAATGGAAAGATGGATGAATGGTATGAACGCTCATTCAGCTAACACTGGTTTAGTAAATCCAGTTGATTATCAAGCTGATCTAAAAGTAGAACAGTTAGATAAAGATGGGTCAATCATCAAGAAGTATACATTTATTGATGCCTTTCCAACTTCAATCTCTCCAATAGATCTTGGCTACGATGCTAATGATGTTATTGAGGAGTTTATTTGTGAATGGTCCTATCAGTATTGGACTTCTGATACAACTAACTAAATAGACCCAAGGGGGCAGTAAATCTGCCCCCCTGATCTTATCAGAAAGAGTTAATATGGCTGAAAATGAAGGAATTAGATTATTTGGTTTTGAAATTAAAAGAACCAAAACCTCAAGTGAAGTAAAACAGCTTCCTTCCATTGTACCTCCAGTGGATGATGATGGTGCAGGTTATATAACTGCGTCAGGATCTCACTATGGTCAATACTTAAATTTAGATGGTGATGAATCTAAAGACAATCATCAACTAATAATAAAGTATAGAGGTGTTGCTATGCATCCTGAAGTGGATGCTGCATTAGAAGATATAGTTAATGAAGCTATTACCGGAAGTGAAATGGAATCTTCCGTTGATCTTGCAATGGATAAAGTAAAGATATCAGATTCTATTAAAAAAGTAATGAAAGAAGAATTTGATAATATAGTCTCAATGTTAAAGTTTAATGATCTCGGTCACGATATTTTTAGACGATGGTATGTAGATGGTAGAATTTATTTTCATTTAGTAGTAAATGAAGCTAACTTAAAGGCTGGTATATTAGAAATCAGACCAATAGATGCTGCTAAGATTAGAAAAGTAAAAGAGGTAAAAAAGAAAAAAGATCCAGTTACTGGAGCAATGTTAATTGAAAACGTAAAAGAGTTTTACATATATCAAGATAAACCAGGATCACAGACATCAGGTGTAAAGTTAAGTACTGATGCAATATCTTATACAACTTCTGGATTATTAAGTCAAGATAGAAAGAAAGTTGTTTCTTATCTTCATAAAGCTCTAAAACCAATTAACCAACTACGTATGATGGAAGACTCGTTAGTTATTTACAGACTAGCTAGAGCACCAGAACGTAGAATGTTTTATATTGATGTTGGCAATATGCCAAGAGGTAAAGCTGAACAATATATGAAAGATATCATGGCCAAGTATAGAAACAAACTTGTCTATGATGCACAAACTGGAGAACTTAAAGATGATCGTAAACATATGTCGATGCTTGAAGATTTTTGGCTTCCAAGACGAGAAGGTGGTCGAGGAACTGAGATCTCTACCTTACCAGGAGGTGAAAACCTGGGACAGATCGACGATATCATTTACTTCCAAAAACGTCTTTACCGTTCACTCAATGTACCTATAAACAGATTAGAACAAGAAGCACAATTTAGTTTAGGTAGAACCACAGAAGTAAGTAGAGATGAATTAAAGTTTCAAAAGTTTATTGATAGATTAAGAATGAGATTTTCTCATGTATTCCTTGAAATTCTTAAAAAACAATTATTACTCAAAGGTGTTATAACAGAACAAGATTGGGACTCATGGAAAGAAGATTTAGCTGTAGATTATGTAAGAGATAATCATTTTACAGAACTCAAAGATACAGAACTTATTAGAGAAAGAATGCAAACAATGGATCAGATCCAACAATATGTTGGTGAATATTTCTCTAAAGAATGGGTAATGAAAAATGTTTTACGATTATCAGATGAAGATATGAAAGATATGAAAACTCAAATGTCTGATGAAATAAAATCTGGTGAAATACCAACTGATGATGAACAACAAACAGGAGATGATGATGGCGGAAATAGATGATTTTTTAACTTATGCACATCAAAAAAATTATGCACAAGCAGACAAAGTCTTTAAAGACCTTATATCCGATAAAATGACAAATGCGTTAGATCAAGAAAAGATCAAAATAGCAGGAAAAATTTATAATGATATGGAAGACAAAGATTTTGAAATAGATGATGAAGAACAGCTTACGGTTGCATCTGATGAAGAAGAAGTAGAAACTGAAGCAGAACAAGAGTCTGAAGAAGAGTCTGAAGAGGAATCTACCGAAGAAATGACTGATGAAGTTGCCTAAAAGAAAATTTTTATAAATAATAGTTAAGTTGAGGTATAGAGATGATCGAGTTCAAATCACTTCGTGAGTTAGCTGGACGTAAGCCTTCCGGTCAAGTTATTATGAATAAAAAGATTGATAAGGTTCCAGTTAAGATCACAAAAGAAATGAACAGGTTTGTTGTCTATATCGATAACGATAGATTAGATGCTTATCGTTCTCAGAGAGAAGCTGAGAAGATGGCAAAAGAGTTTGTTAAACAATACAAAGGTTAAAAATGAAACTGATTGCTGAATACAATGAATCTGATGTAGAATTCATCACCGAAGCAAAAGAAGGTGAAGGAAAGAAATATATTATATCTGGTGTATTTGCTCAATCAGAATCAAAGAATCGTAACGGACGAATATATCCAAGGCCTATCATGGAAAAGGCTGTGAGTAAGTACGTTGCAGAACAAGTTTCTAAAGACAGAGCGGTCGGGGAGTTAAATCACCCAGAAGGACCAACTGTTAATTTAGATAAAGTATCTCACAAGATCACTGAACTTAAAATGAAGGGAAATGATGTTGTGGGTAAGGCACAAATTTTAGATACTCCTAATGGTAAGATTGTTCAAGGTCTTCTTGATGGTGGTGTAAAATTAGGTGTCTCAACTCGTGGTATGGGTAGCCTTGCGCAACAAGGTAACGCTATGGTTGTCAAAGACGACTATCTTCTTAACACTATTGACATAGTGCAAGATCCATCTGCTCCAGGAGCTTTTGTTAATGGAATAATGGAAGGTGTAGAGTGGGTCTGGAATAACGGTATCATAGAAGCGCAAGAAATTGAAAAAATGGAGACTGAAATTAAAAAGGCTCCGCGAAAGAATCTCTATGAGGTTCAAGTTCGTGAGTTCAAAAATTTCCTCTCGTTATTAAAATCTTAATTTAGGGAGTCTATAATGGCTGATCAAATCGAAGAACAGGATGTAGAGCTCACTGAAGACGAAAGTGTCGAGGAAGCTCACGATCCTAAGAATGCAGAGCAGCAGTCCATTGCATCCGTTGATAAAGCTGGTGGTGCAACTGGAACAGCTAAACTGCCTAACATGGGAACTGCTAAGAATAATACTAAGCAGGATCCTATGCAAAAAATACCTGGAACTAAAGCTGGTATGATTAATGCAATGCATATGAAAATGAACAATATGTCTAAGGCAGAAATGTCAAAGATGTACAGTTCGTATCACAAAAATGGTATGGGAGAAGATGTCGAAGCTGATGAAAAGCTAGATGTCGTTGCAGAAAAATCTGTTAAAGTTGAAGTAGACTTTAAAGAAGATCTAAATGCATTAGTCGAGTCTGAAGCTACACTCAGTGATGAGTTTAAAGCTAAAACAGCTACAATCTTTGAAGCTGCTGTAAACAGCAAAGTAACTGCAGAGATTGAAAAGTTAGAGGAAAATTACAAAACTGAACTCGAAGAAGAACTCAAGTCAACACGAGAGGACTTAATCGAGAAAGTTGATAGCTACCTCAACTATGTTGTTGAGAATTGGATGGAAGAAAATAAAGTTGCAATCCATAATGGTCTACGTACCGAGATTGCAGAAGACTTTATGAACAAAATGAAAGATGTGTTTATTGAATCTTACATTGAAGTTCCAGAATCCAAGGTCGACCTAGTTGACGATTTAGCTACACAAGTCGAAGATTTAGAAGAAAGACTAAATGTTGAGACTGGTAAAGCTATCTCAGTTTCCGAGGAACTAGAGAACCTGAAGCGAGAAGCAATTATTCGCGAAGCTTCAAAAGATCTCGCAGAGACTCAAGTGGAGAAACTACATTCGCTTACACGTAGTATTGAATTCGAATCAGAAGAAAACTTTATTGAAAAAGTTAATACTGTGAAGGAATCATATTTCAAAGTAAGTACACCTGCTGAAAATACAATAGAAGACTTAGATGAAGATACATCTGACGATACAGTTGAAGTATCCGG